ACATCGAGCGCGGTGACTTTGACTATTGTGTTATTTACCCAGAGGGTAAGGAGAAGCTGGTGCATAGGTCTATGGACAGCAGCCCTTGGATTGTCGCTAGATACATGAAAGTTGCAGGTGAGGTCTACGGGCGCGGCCCGCTGGTCACTGCAATCCCTGACATTAAGACGTTGAACAAAACCCTTGAGCTTCTGCTAAAAAACGCCTCGCTCTCCATCGCCGGCGTTTACACTGCAGCAGACGACGGAGTGCTGAACCCTCAGACCATTCGTATCCGTCCCGGCGCGATTATCCCTGTCGCCCGGAATGGTGGGCCGCAAGGTGAGAGCCTTCGCATGATGCCTCGCTCCGGCGATTTTAACGTGTCGCAAATTATTATTAACGACCTGCGCGTCAACATTAAGAAGATGCTGCTTGACGACACTTTACCACCGGACAATATGAGCGCTCGGTCTGCCACTGAGATTGCGGAACGCATGAAGGAGCTTGCACAAAATCTTGGGTCTGCGTTTGGTCGTTTGATAACAGAGACGATGGTGCCTATGATTGCGCGCATATTATATGTTATGGATGAGCGCGGCATGATCGAGATGCCTCTCAAGGTCAATGGGCTCGAGGTCAAGGTTGTCCCGGTATCGCCAATAGCGCAAGCTCAAAACATGGGCGACATTGAAAAAATTATGCAGTGGGTGCAGCTGTCATCCGCGCTTGGGCCGGAAGGACAGATGGCCGTAAAGGTCGGTAACATATCGGACTATGTTGCTGATAAGTTAGGCGTGCCGGCAGATTTACGGACGACTCCGCTGGAGCGTCAACAAATGATGGAGCAAGCGCAGCAGCTTGCAGAACAAGCAGCAGAACAGGGATTGATTGATGGAACAGAACAAGCTCCCGTCTGATGACGGGTGGGAAGGGCTGCGCTTGGTGCAGCCTGAGCAAACACAGCATGTAGACCAAGACGATGTAGACCGGCTCTACTTGCGCGTGTTCGGCAGCGACGACGGACAAAAATTACTTACACATTTGAGGTCGCTGACGATTGAACAGCCTACTTGGTACCCGGGCGAAGAAGCTTCGCATGGTTACGCACGCGAGGGGCAAAATTCACTTGTGCGCGAGATAGAGCGCCGTATGCAGAGAGCGAGTAAATTATGAGTGAAACAGAAGGTCTGATGGCTCAAGCTGAGGTTGAGAGCGAAAGCGAGAACAACCAGCAGACAGAGGAAAACACAATAGACCATTTAGTTGATGAGAATGGTCAGGCACCACAACCGGCTGAAGCCGACAGCGAAGAAGTCGAGATGGAGCGACCCGATTGGTTCCCGGAAAAGTTCTGGAGCGAAGAGGACGGCCCAGACTTGGAGAGCTTAACCAAGAGCTATGCCGAGCTCCAAAAAAAGTTTTCTCAGGGTAAGCACAAAGCGCCTGAACAATATGAGACAACAATATTTACCGAGGCTAATATACCTGAAGACGATGCGCTTCTTAACACCTACACAGATTGGGCGAAGAAGCATGGTATATCTCAAGGCGCTTTTGAAGAGCTGGCCTCGCAGTTTGTTGAAATGGCCGGCGAAGAAGCTAACCTAGAAAAAATTAGCTACGATGAGGAGCTGAAGAAGCTCGGACCAAACGCCGATGCGACAATCAAATCAATGACCGAGTGGGCTCAGGGTTTGGTTCGTAAAGGAGTCTGGGGTGAAGACGACTTTGAAGAGTTTAAGATTATGGGCGGCACTGCCCAAGGTCTTAGAGCTTTGCAAAAAGTTAGAAGTTTCTATGGCGACCAGCCGATACCTGTAGACGTTGGTCCGGCAGAAGGTCTGCCGTCCAAAGACGAGCTTACAGCTATGGTCGGGAAGCCTGAGTACGCAACCGACCCGACTTACAGGAATAAGGTAGAAAAGCTATTTGAACAGGTTTACGGCAAGGCTGACTACGAACCCACTTTATAGTCTTTACAAATCTATATAAATCATTCTAATCTGTCCTTAGACAGATAACGGTTTCGCCTGTCTTGACCCGCTACGG